CTTTGTATCCGAATCTGCATCAAGTAATTGATTAGCTGTAGTACTAGAAGTATTCGTATTCGTAATAGCTTCTACTAAGACATCGTCAGGTGGTGCAGTACTAAATGTAAGTGTAGTACCACTAATACTGTAGTTAGCCTTGCTCTGATAAACTCCATCGAAGAAAACCTGAACATTATTTTCGTGTACTGGTGCTACACTAAGAGTCAGAGTAGTATCAGAACCATCACCTGTCATAGTGTTAATAGTATTATTAGATCCACCTACAGTTGTAGTACTATGATAAACTGTTATAACTCTACCGTTTGCAGGAGCTGTAGCAAACGTAAGTGTAGTTCCTGAAACTGAGTAAGTATTGTGTGCTTGGAATACACCGTCTATAAAGACCATTAAGTTATTTTCATCATCAGGAGCATTTGACAACGTGAAAGTTGTGTCTGAACCATCACCTGCGTAAATGTTAGTGTCCATATTAGTACCAGAGCCACCTCCGATACTTCCCCACGAATCCGTATACCCTTCAAATTTTCCAGTTGTACTGTTGTATCTAAAGTATCCTGCAGCACCTGTTGGTCTTTGTGCTGTTGTACCTACTGGTAAGTGCATAGCGTCTGTAAAGCTTCCGATATCTAGACTCACATCTGGTGAAGCGTTACCAATACCTACACGATTTGTCGAAGAGTCAACTACTAAAGTATTTGAATCCCAGTTAAAGTCTCCTGTACCACCAGTTAATGCTGTAAGTGTTCCAAGACTTGTCACGTTTGTTTGAGCTGCAGTACTTAGAGTACCTGCTAATTCACCACTAGATCCATATACAACAGCTTTTGAGTTGACTACAGTATTTGCTGTTGAACCATCTAATAGATTTATTTCTGCTGCAGTTGACGTTACACCGTCTAATATATTTAATTCTGCTGCCGTACTTGTTACACCGTCCAGGATATTTAACTCTGCGGCCGTAGAAGTTACTGTTGTGCCGTTAATAGACAACGCATCTGTTTCTAATGTACCGTCTATGTCAGCATCGCCTGATATGTCAAGTGTAGCTGCATCTAACTCACCAGTTACTGTAAAGTTTCTAAGACCTGTGTAATCTTTGTTAGAGTCTAGTATAACTGCTTTAGAAGCGATTGCTGTTCCAACTGCTGTAGAACCTAAGTCTAATGCGTTAATCTCTCCAACAACTACAGTAGCTCCATCGAGTATATTAAGTTCTTCTGGAGTAGAAGTAATCTGCGTAGTTGAAGCTGCTGCTAATACTGGAAGAGTACCTGACACATTCGGTAAATTAATTGTTCTATCACCTGTAGCATCTATACTTGAAAGCGTAGTTTCGTGTGCATCTGCTGTAGCTCCTTCAAAAACTACCGCATTGTTAGCGTTCATTGTAACAGAGTTTACTGTACTAAACGTACCCGATACAGAAACATTAGGAACAGTTAGTGTGCTTGTTGATGGGTTATAGTAAAGATCTCCATCTGATTCTAAACCTAAGTTACCACCATCTAAATCTCCACCTGCTGTAAAGATAATAGCGTTGTTTTCGTTTGTGCTTTCGTTATCTGTAATTGTAACAGTTGTAGCTACTGTAGCAGTATTTACTGTAGTTCCTGCAATAACACTTGCTAAAGCTGTACCATTAACTGTAATTGCATCAGCTTCTAAAGTACCATCTATATCTACGTCACCACTAATATCTAATGTAGCAGCATCAAGTTCTCCAGAGATTGTGATGTTTCTACCACCAGTTATGTCTTTGTTAGAATCTGTAACGATTGCTTTACTTGCAATAACTGTACCGTTTGTAATACCATCTATAAGGTTAATGTCTGCAGCACTTGCAGTAACTCCATCAAGAATATTCAACTCTGCTGCAGTACTTGTAACTGCTGTACCATTTATAGATAATGCGTCTGTCTCAAGAGTACCATCAATATCTGCATCGCCTGAAACATCTAACGAACCTGCATCAAGTTCTCCTGTAAGAGTAATGTTACGGAAACTTGCAACGTCTTTGTTAGCGTCTACAGTAACTACTTTACTTGCTACTACAGTACCTACTGCAGATCCTGTGTCGCTGTAGTTTAGTTCTGCTGCTGTAGCTGTAACACCATCCAGAATGTTCAACTCTGCTGCTGTGGCAGAAATTGCAGTACCGTTAAAGTTTATAGCATCTGCATAGACTGTACCATCAAAGTAACCGTCTTTAAATTCGTATGAGCTTGAACCTAGATCAACATCGTTATCTGTTGTAGGTAGTATAGATCCGTTGTTAAATGTAACTTGACTTTCACCGCCTGTAGTTACTGTAATAACATCCGATCCACTAAATGTAATTGAAGTGTTAGTATCTGTATCACCTGAGATACTATCAAGCTGAATATCACCTACGTTAGCTAATGCAGCATCTCCAAAGTCTAATGCGCCAGCTACTGTTAACGTACCTGATATGTCTACATTAGCGTTTATATCCACTAAAGTAGCATTAAGTTCTATTTCATCTGTAGCATTAATATCTAATACTGTAGCACTTGGAGCGTTAATGTACTGTGAAGCATCATTAAACTGTAAAGCCATTGTGCTATTAAGAAGTAATCCTGTATCAGCAACGTGAGTAAGTGTTACATCTTGATCATCTCCAAAGTATGCAACTGCTCCATCTGCTAAATAAAGATCACTAAATTCTAAAGAAGTCGTACCTAAAGCAGCTCCATCAGAAGCATCAGGTACAAAAGCTGTATTAGCTGTAATAGTTGTACCTACAATAGTAGTAGCAGAACTTGCGCCTATCGTAGCTCCGTCAATAGTACCGCCATTAATATCTGCTGTATCAGCTACAAGACTATCTATGTTAGCTGTTCCGTCTATGTAAAGATCTTTCCACTCAGAACCTGACGCACCTAAGTCATAAGTATTGTCAGCACTTGGTAAAAGATTTGAAGCTACATCAGCACTAAAAGCTACTGTATCAGAAGCTGCATCACCAAATGTTAAGTTACCTGCGATTGTAGCAGCACCTGTAACAGTTAAATTACCACCTACAGCTACATTACCTGTAGTAGTTATTGCATCTATGTAAGCATTTTTAAAGTATAGTGAGCTAGTACCAAGATCAACATCGCTGTCTGTAACAGGAGAAAGAACACCATCAGATATTCTTATTTGTTCTACTGCAGCACTAGATACTTCTACAAAGACTCCCCATCTATTATTAGTACTATCTACAACAATCTTATTAAGAAAGTCTAAATCACCAATAGTATGTATGTTACCACCTTGTCCTGCAGTACCATCGTGTCTGTGTCCTGTAGATGATGCACTACTTGAAGAGTAACTAAAAGAGTTTAAAAGTTGATTGTATTCATTGTTAAAAAGTGCAGCAGTTATAGTATCCCCATCTGCTATCGAACTTTGTCTGGTATATGCTTGAGCCATAGTTAAATTCTACCTTATTGTTATTGTCTTCCCGATGGTCTATAGTTTATATATAATCCGTGTATTGTGTACGGAGCTTTGGTATCGTTACTAAATATTTTAAAAAAGTTACTGTGACCACTTCCTGTTAATGTAGCTCTGACTAATGGATTTTCTGGCGCACCAAAAGTACTCGTAGCAAAAACAGATCCTGTATCTCCAAATATAGATGGTGTTGCTGCTATAATACCTACGTCTGTTGGTTGTAATCTATCTGTACTATCGTAGTCAAACCTAACTCTAAGTGTTGGTTCAACTTCTCCTTCTGGATTTAAAGATACTTTAATGTGATCTAAAGTTTTTAAAGTTCCAAAGTCTCCGTAATCAAAATCTGGTGACTGGTATTCTGCACTTATATTTGTTTCAGAACCTACAGGATTAAAACTGTTTCCTGTGTCGTGATTGTAAATATAACCACCTCTGTCTCCGTGATACATTTTTTCTCTACCTGCAGCATTGAAACCAGAAGCTATTGCAGGAGCTTGTATACCTAAAGTTTCAGACCACTCAAAACCTCTAGAAGTTAACGTACCTATAATACCTTTAGAGTTAGCTGTCGATTGTGTTGACGAACTATAATACATTCTGTATTGAGACTTATCTCTAAGCACTACACTATTAAATTCAAATGTAAACGCACTATCAAGTATTTTATTTATAATTGGTTGTACAGCTTTACTAATAGTTCCTAACTCAACATCACCAATTCTTGCTGTACCTGCAATGGTTCTAAAGCCATCAGGAGCTAGGAAGATCAAGTCACCTGCAAATTCCTGTATAGTTTTACCATCTACACAACCTACGTTCTTAGTAACTGGTACAATAGCTATCGTACTTGAGTTATTTATGTTCTGTAACTTATATATAGAGTTCTTACAAAATATAAACAGTTCATCACGGAAAGATTTAAGTCCTACTACTTGATCATCTAATACAATACTACCTGATCCTGAACTTGTAAAATCATCTATGTCACTTGTACCGCTATAAAAGATTGTGTTCTTTGCTGTAGATGCACCTGCAACTACTAAGTGTTTATCGTGGATTACACAAAACTTAGGATAATGTGTACCACTTACTGTTATTTCTTTTGCAAAGTAAGTTCTACTGCTTAGTTCATCTCCAGTACCTGTCATTTTAAAATAGAAAGGTTTTACTCCAGAGCCTTCATCAGTAATAACTACTTCACCATAATCTGTATTACCTTCAAAAGTAGCAAAGTGTGTTTTACTTTGTGAAGTTCTAGCTAGTGTACTACGACCTGTAAAGGTACTGTAGTTATCTCCACCACCTGCTACACTATCTTTGTTTATTTGTAGCCAACTATTACCATCTTGACTAAAGTAAATGTTTGTACCTGATGTTGCAATAACTCCATCAGCATACACATGTAGTCCTAATATTTCGTTAGAACTGTTAGGTCTTGTTCCATCTCCTAACTGCGTATAGCCATTTATACGTCTGTATCCTCCTTTAGAAGATACTTCAAAGTTTACTAACCTTGTTGCATTTCCCGGAGTTTTTAAAAGTTCTAAAGAGTTGCTAGACTTATCTAAACCTCCCTGCAACGCAACTGAAAATGGTTGCGAAGCTGCCATCAGAAATAAATCCTATCGTCTGTCATGCTTTTTGGTTGAGGATTAATAAGATTAGATTTCATGTATTTCATACCTTTTTTATAATCATCTAATGCAAAAGCTGCTTGTTGTAAGTTTTCTTTAAACTGATGAACATAATAACGTGTTCTAGCTAAAATAACAGGTGCATACTGATCAGGAAGAACAATAGCATCACCATGTGCTGAAAGAGCAGTTGGTTTACTGTAAGCATAAAAATGTACGTTATATACTTTATCAGGTATAGGACTTAATCCAAATTTACGATGGTCTGGACTTCGTACAACATAACGAGGTTCTCCATGTACTTGACCATCTGCATCATCTGAATTTTCTGAATCTCTTAAATATCTTCTCCAGTCTGCTAAAGATATAAATTTTAAACCTCTTGAAACGTATGGAGCTGATTCACCTGATACACTAATTGTTGTAATATAAAAATCATCCCAGTCTATAGAAGAATAGTCTGTAGTTATACTAGAACTTCCTGATTTAAGAGTGTACCATCGAGTTCCTTTTACAGTTGCTACAGTTACATTACCGTAGAAAGGATCTGTTTCTCCACTAGCTGCTGCAGCAAAAAAAGGTAATTGAGGTTCTTCGTTGGCTATGTCATTTAACGATCTATTAATTGATTCTTTAACAAACGCCTGTATTCCTACAGCACTTGAAAAGTTTGATGATGTAAGTTGTACTTCATTAAGCTCTCTTAAAGTCTCATTAGTGAGTGTTAAATATGTTGTAGCCATTATTTACCCTTTTTCTTTTTACCAAAAATACGATCATAGTTATCGTTGTACTTTTGTTTTGCTTCACCAGAATATGCGTTACCTAGCAATCCTAAGACTCTAGTGCTTTTAGGGCCTCTAGAGCCATTTAGGATCATAGGGTTTTTATCGTTACCTATCTGTGGCATTTTTAATCAGGGGTTGAGCCGAGATGTAAAAACTCTACTAAGTAAGTAACTGTTGTAGCTGCCGTAGCAAGGTCATTTGCTAGTGGCTTAAGACGAGCATATAGTGTACGAGCAGAAGCACTATACAACGTAGAGGCTATAACAATAGCTTCTGAAGTTGCTGGGCCACCTACTACACCTGCTGTTACTCCTGTTCCTACAAAAGCGTTAGCTGCGTGTCCGTGTGAGTTTTGAATAATATACAAAGGTGCGTTTGCTGTCCAAGTTACTGCTGATCCACCATCATCAAGAATAGCTTTTTCATCAATAATTTGACCACCACCTGCTGCAGTACCTAAATCAAAATCAACATCATCGCCTGAAGCTCCTGCTGTAACAATGTTACCTGCTGGAATGGCAATAAGATTTCTGATAATAGTATCGGCTGG